CCGGCGGACTGGCAGCCCGGCCGACTCCCCGACACGGTTGCCGCGCTGGTCGCGCAATGGCCACCGGGCCGACTGGAGCGGGAGATCGAGGGGTTCCGGGACCACTGGCTCGACCGCACCGAACGACGACCCGGCTGGGACCGGACTTTCCACAACCGAATCCGCGACATTCACGACCGAGTTCTCAAGGATGCCCGCAATGGCCGACCCTACACCACCAACCGCTTCGAAGGCCCTCACGACCCGTACGCCCTCGCCGCAGTTGAGCGAAAGGCTGAGAGGGCTGCTGCTGAGCGGGGAAAGGGTGGTGGTTGGCCCTGAGACCCGGGCCGAACTGGCGCGGTTCATCGACGTCGCCGATGCAGCCGAGCCGCCCAGGGCAACGATCGACGAGATCGAGCAGTCCATCGCGCTGCTGTCGCAGATTTCCAAGCAGCGCCCGCTTTCGGTCGATGAGGCGCGGACGCGGCTCGAGCTCTACGGGATGGCGCTCGATGACGTTCCGGGGGCCGACTTGCGGCGCGCGCTGCGCGAACTGGTCAGGAAGGTGACGTTCATGCCGACACCGGCCGAGGTCCGCGCCGAGGCACTGCGGTTCACGTCGCGGCGGCGCTACGCGGTCAGCCGCGCCCGCGCGTTGGTGGCGCTGCACGATCGCGAGTACGAGCCACCGCGCGCGCTGCTGCCGCCGATCGAGGCCGCACGGTGCATTGCCGAGATCAAGGCCGAACTAGCGGCAGCGTTTGCGAGCGAAAGCGAGGCGCGGCCATGAATCCGGCCCCGAAGCCCGCCCAGGCCCTCGCCGCGGTCTATGCGCGGATTCCGCCGGTGATCGGCTGCCGCAAGGGCTGCAGCGATTGCTGCGGGCCGGTCCCGGTGTTGCCGGTCGAGGTCGACGACGTGCAGTACGCGCCGATCCTGAACCCTTCGCCGGTTGGCACACTGACGCCGACGCGCCTCGGGTGCGGAACCTGCATGTTCGCCTCGACGTCGGGGTGCAGCGTCTACGAGAACCGCCCGCTCGTGTGCCGGCTGTTCGGCGCGGTTGACCACCCGATGATGACGTGCCCGCATGGCGCCCGCGCCGAGACCCTGCTGACCCACGAACAGGCGATGGACCTGGTCGGCATGCTTGAGCGCGCGGCGCTGTGATGACATAATGCCAGGCAGTCAACAGGAGCCACCCCGCCAATGTCGATGAAGCCGGCCTATCTGGTGTACGACAGCCGCCACCAGTGTGCCGTCGGCGAACCATACCGGGCTCGCAGCGACGCCCCGCGCCGCCAGCGGACGGAAGCGGAGATACAGGCCCAGCTCGCCGCGCGCCTCGCCCAGATGGAGGCCGACGCCGAGCGCCCCGAAAGGGTCTGGCCCTGCGCCACATGCCGGCACTCCCACGGCGTGCGTTGCCGCCAGCCGCTGATCCAGGGGTTCGACCGCAAGGACAAGCCTTCCTGGGACTTCGACAAGCACCATACCGACGTGAAGTTGTGCGGACCCGAGAAAGCGTTGTGGGAGCCCCGCCGCACGATCGGCTGGTGGATCGCCCGCCTCATCGGGCTGTTCGTCTGATGCCCGAGCTCAAGTCCACCCAGCAGGAGCGCTTCGCGCAGGCCGTCGTCAACGGAATGAACCAGCGCGAGGCGTACGAGCACGCCGGTTACAAGAGCAAGCGGGCAGACGCGAGGATGAACGCCTCACGCCTCGCCAAGACCCCCGCGGTCAAGGCGCGCATCAAGGAACTGCGCGCCGCCTCGTTCGACAAGTACGAGATCACCAACGACCGCATAATGCGCGAACTCGCCCTCTCCGCCTTCGCGCGCATGAAGGACTACGCCGCCATCCTCGACAGCGGCGACCTCGAGCACGTCACCAGCGAGGAATCCGCCGCGATCACCGAACTCGTCCGCGACAGGATCGGCAGCGTCACCACCCGCACCAGGATCAAGCTCGGCAACAAGCAATCCGCCCTCGAGGCCCTGGCCAAGATCGCCGGCCTGATGAAAGAGCAGCCCGCCAACACCGCCCACGTCACCTTCCACATCGAATGGGCCAAACGCCCTTGATCGCTATATAGCATTGCGCTATACATCGCCTTGGGGATCAACCCCGCCGACAGGAGAATGTACCATGGCCACGCACAACGACCTCGCGTTGCGGATCAAGCAGATTTGCGAGCGCAACGACCTCCCCGAAACCCCGGCTGCCGAACTCGCCAACATGAACCTGCCGCCCTACTTCGCAAGGGAAGTCGGCGACATCATCACCATCGGCCAGTTGATCGACCAGAACGTCGAGAAGCCGGTCATCGCCCTGCGCAACCTCAAGGTGATGCAGTCGCTCAGCGATGAGACCCATTGCTACAGCGCCATCCTCGTGGTCGATGGCGTCATCATCGGCACCGTCGAGAACCACGGCCAAGGCGGGGCCGACATCATCCACCTGATCCCGAGTTGCCGCGACTACAACCTTCGCGCGCTCGACTTGGTGATCGCCGCCACCTACCCCGCCACCCACATCGAAGGTATGACCCTGCTTGCCGACCTCGAAACGGCCTGCTCCGACATCATCGACGAAACCGAGCGCGAGCGCGCCTTCAACCGCGAGATGAAAAGCAAGGTTCTCTACGTCGACAGGACCCGCCCCGGCCAGATGTTCTACCTCAAGATTCCGCGCTCAAGCGGATTGACCCGCGAGCGCGCGCTGGAGTCGGCCCGCCAACGCTACAGCGGGTTCGCCTTTCTCGCCGACATGCCGGTCGAGGAGGCCAAGCGCGTCTTTTTCGACGCGATGGGCTGAAACCGGAAGGGGGGCGGAACCACGCCGCCCCCTCGCCTCACACCATGGGGATCAACCCCGCCGACAGGAGAATGTACGATGACGACCTACACTATCATCTCGGGCGAAGGCGAAATGATCGCCACCGGCTTGTCGCTGCGCGAAGCCGCCCATGAAATCCTGACCTCGGACGGACGCTCGTACGAAGTGCGCGAACACAAGGGCCTCGGCTTCGCGCTCTGGAGCCGCCAGCAGGTCGCCAACCGGGGTTGGCAAGCCACTCGGTTTCTCTCGCACAAGACGGACCGCACGGAAGCCGAACACGAGATTTTTAGCACCATCGTCGCCAGCCAGCGCTTCCCGGGCCACAGCGAAGCGATCACCGACGAACAGTATGCGGACATCGTGGCTCAATCAGCGGAGAACGACGCATGACCACCATCCAACTCGAACTGCGCAGCAACTACGGTTCCGAGGCAATCTATCCCGCCTGCGAGACCGCCCGCATGCTGTGCGAACTGTTCAACACCAAGACCTTCACGACACGTCATCTCGCGATCCTCCAACGCTTGGGCTATCGCTTTCAGGTCGTCGACAAGGCCGGTCAACGCCTCGCCAAGCGCTTTGAAGCGGCCTGACAACACATGACGACTTTTGACATTCGTAGTGCCAGAATGCGCCTCGGCCTGACCCAACACGGGCTTGCCGAGGCGCTTCTGATGGGCGCTCACGGATGGCAGACTGTGAGCGCGTGGGAGCGCGGAAAGCGGCCCGTTCCCGGCCCGGTGATCATCGCCATGGAGCACCTTCTCAACTGCGCGCCCGCGCGGGATCGATGATTGGCCTGTGCTCAACCTCGCCAGCGCCTACGCCTACGCCTACGCCCTCGTCCTCGCCTTCTCCTACGCCCTCGTCACCGCCTCCGCCTACGTCGCCGCCAGCGCCCACGCCTCCGCCAGCGCCTACGCCTACGTCATCACAAGGCATACAGGAGTCAGACCGATGCGTTCCATCCTCTGCACCTTCCACGCCTGCGCCAGCATCATCGCCTCCCTTGTCGTGCTTGGCCTGGCCGTTCTGTTCGCTGTCGGCACCTTCGGCGAGTTGATCATCCTCGCCAGCATGGAGGGACGTTGACATGCGCATCACGAACATCTCCCGCCCTTTCGCGGCCTTGCTATTCCTCACCACGGCCAGCCCCGCCCACGCCGAACCAGAACCGTTCATTCCCGGCCCGGATCACGCCTACTGGGTCCAGCGGGCACATATCGAGGACCGCGCGGTCAAGTGGGAGATCGCCTATCAGGCGCTCAACCTGATCGACGCGGCAGAGACGCTCGACTGTCTGCACCGCCACGTCTGCCAGGAGGCGAACCCCCTGTTCGGCAAACACCCCTCGACCGGCCGGCTAATCGGAACGAAGGTAGCGCTCGGGCTGGTGCAGTATTTTGTGTGGAAGCGCACATTCGACCGGGTGCCGAGCCGGGCGCTCAAGATCGCGCAGATCAGCGCGGTGGTGCAGGGCGGCGTGGTTGCTGCTAATCTCCGCTTCGTGTTCTGAGGGAGGCTCGTAGAGCGATGGTCCCGATCCGCTGGTATCTTCATCGCATGAACGCTTGTTACGCGCTCACGGTCGAGCGGGCCGACGATGCGCGGGGTTTTACCCGCATGTGGCCCCAGCGGCTCGCAATCGATGCGCGGCTGCGCAAGGCAATGCGCGTCGCCCTCGCAGACATGACCGACATGGTGCAGCGGATCGACCGCGCGCCGGCGCCAGGCCCCGTCTACGACCCGCTCGAGGTCGAGGCGCACGATGGCTGACCTTGCGGCCGACATCGCCCGCATTGCCGCGCTGAGAGGCAGGAGCGCCGATCACTACGTGCAGGCCGAGCGCATGCGCCGATCCGTGCCGTTCAAGGACGTTCTGCCGGTGTTCATGGAGGCGGGCCGGGTTTGGCCAGCTGACGACATGGCCGCGTTCGATCAATTGCCGCCCGCGTCGAGGCGCGCGATCGCCAGTCTGCCGAACGTGGTCTGCGCGACCATCTACCGCGACCTTCTCGACCGGATCCAGGATGAGCGCGCGTTGATCCTGGCGTTGCTCGATGTGGCACCACACGCAATGCGAACCCTCGCGCTCAAGCAATACGGATCGGAACACCCACAAGCCAGCAGGGGAGGATAGAATGGACCCGTTGATGATGGACATTGCCGCGGCTGTCGTCGGCATCGCCGGCATGGTCTACGTCATGCGTGTCGATCGCAAGCCCAGGAAGCCCGACGAGGAGCCGGTCAACCTGACCGATGCGCTCGCGGGTCGATCCGATCCGTTCAATGCGACGTTGCCCCATCCCGGCAGGTTCGCGCCGGGTTCGCGCCCGCCCAACGCCGGCACATCGAGCCAGTTGGCACGCCTCGACCGCGCCGGGCTGTCTCGACGTGCGCTAATCATGCATTCGTTCCCGGCTGGCTGCTCGATGCTCGAGATGGACGTTATCTCCGCTCGCGCGCGCGGGTGCTCTTTTCGCGAGGTCGGATCGATGTTACGGATCAGCGTTGACCAGGCCCGGCGGATCGAGCGCCGGGCTGTCGATCGAATTCTGAACTACCACAAGGATGCTCAGCATGCCGGACACTGACCCCGTCGATACGCCCGTCGATACCACGCTGCCGGACGATTTAACAACGCCCCCGCCAACGCCCACGCCTCCGCCAGCGCCTACGCCCTCGTCCTCGCCCGATGTCGATGCCCTCGTCGCAGCGGCCGAGCCGATCCGGCCGCTCGTCGCACCCATGAGCGACGAGGACATCACCCAGGTCGCCCACGAGTCGATGCGCGTCCACGCGCTCACCCAAGGGGACAGTTCGATCAATATCTGGGGGTTCACCGAACTCTCGGACCGGATCGCGCTCATCGACGTGGTCGCGCATGCCCGCGCCGGTGACATCGCCAGCCCTACCGACCCCGTCGACGGTCTGCGCGCGGCGGTCATCGCGGCCCTGCTGCGAGACTACACCTGACCGACCGCGACGATGCTCAACCGGCCACCCACCTTTTTCGTCGATGACAAGGGCCGGGCCTGGCCGATCACCGAGTGGTTTGACGACGTCGGCGATTACTGCGACCCCGAGGACGCTGTCTCTGCGGTGGCTGGCGGCGGCAATACGTGGTTCGCCCTCGACCTGCGCAACATGGAACAGCCCACTGTACAATGAGCGCCGGCCTCGACATTCGGTATAGCTACGTCGACGTTCCGACCTGCCAGGCATTCGCGCAGGACAATTCGTTCATCCGCGGGCTCATGGGGCCGTTCGGCTCCGGCAAATCATCCGCATGCGTGGTCGAGCTGGTCAATCGTGGACTCGCCCAGGCGAAAGGCCCCGACGGTATGCGCCGGACGCGCTTCGCCGTCATCCGCAACACCTACGCGGAACTGCGCGACACGACGATCAAGACGATCATGCAGTGGCTGCCCGAGCTCTATTTCGGCCGGTACGTCAAGCACGAGCGCACCTACACGATCACCGCCTTCCCCGGCGCCGTCATCGAACTCATCTTCCTGGCCCTTGACCGGCCCGACGACATCAAGAAACTGCTCAGCCTCGAACTGACCGGAGCATGGGTCAACGAGGCGCGAGAAATCCCGTGGTCGATCATCGAGGCGCTGCAGGGCCGCGTTGGCCGCTACCCGGCGATCCGTGATGGCGGCGCGACCTGGTTCGGTATCTGGATGGATACCAACCCGCCCGACAACGACAGCCGATGGTATCGCTTCTTCGAGGAGATCAAGCCGGACAACGCGCGCATCTTCAAGCAGCCGTCGGGTCTGGCCGAGGATGCCGAGAACCTGCCCAACCTGCCGGGCGGCCGGCGGTACTACTCGAACCTCGCGGTCGGCAAGTCGGCGGAGTGGATCAAGGTCTACATCAAGGGGGAATACGGCTTTGTCATCGACGGCAAGCCTGTGTTCCCGGACTACAGCGACACCGCCCACTGCAAGGAAATAGACCCCGTCCCCGGCGTGACTATCATACGGTCCTGGGATTTCGGCCTTACCCCGGCGTGCGCTTTCTCACAGCTTCTGCCGGACGGACGCTGGCTCGCATTCGACGAGATGACCAGCGAGAGCATGTCGATCGACAAGTTCAGCGAGGACGTCGTCGAGCATTGCACGCGCTCGTTCCGCGGGCAGGCCACGTTCGAGGACTGGGGTGATCCCGCCGGCGCCCAGCGCGCGCAGACCGACGCGCGAACCTGCTTCGAGATCATGCAGGGCAAGGGCATCATGGTCGAGGGTTCGATCCAGAACCCGCAGATGCGGCATGAATCGATCGGCAAGCCGCTACGCACGATGATCGGGGGGCATCCGCAATTCATCCTGCACCCGCGCTGCACCCAGCTGCGCAAGGGCTTCATGGGCGGATACCATTATCGCCGCCTCCAGGTGTCGGGCGAGCGCTACTCCGACAAGGTCGAGAAGAACATGCTGAGCCACATCATGGAGGCGCTCGAGTACGGCACGGTGCAGTATTTCGCGCCGGCCCTTGTCGGGCAGATGCCGGAGGAGGAAGATTGGTCGCACATCGGCAGCGGCTACGACGACTACGGCACGCATGCCGGACGGTCCGGCTTCACGGGGTACTGAACGATGGTTGACGACGAACTGAGCATCGCGCGGGCCGTCAGGCGGTTCGATTCGACCGACAAGGCGAGCGGGCTTGATCTTCGGGATCCGCTGCTTCGCACGCTGCACGCGCTTGATCACAACGAATTCGAGGACCAGCCGGTGCAGGTTCTGGTGGTTGTGGCGACCAGGGACAGCGTGAGGGACAAGAGCGGCGTGCGATATTTCACGGCCGGAAGCCTGGACACATGGGGGATCATGGGAATGTTCGACCATGCCGCCAGCGTGATTAGGAACACAGCCGGTGACTAAGCGCGGTGCGCCAGAACTGCCGGCGATCACGTCGTCGATGGCCAGCCACGCCGCTTACGACGAGCGCAAGCAGGCGCTCACGGTGCGGTTTCACAACGGCTCGACTTTCCGCTATGACGACGTCCCGGTGAATATCGGTCACACGGTGATGAACGCGGCCTCGTTCGGGCGCGCGTTCAACCGGCACATCAAAGGCGGGGGCACGAAGCTGTAATGTCGCTGATCGAGAGCACGACGCAGAGCCAGCTTGGCGCCGACGCCCCGCCTGGAAAGATGCCGGCCGTCGACATGGATGCATTCGACGTGCTCGCGTCGGACGAACACGACGAGGCCGTCGTCGAGCGCACCCCGGTCGAGCGGCCGAGCGCCGGCACGCGCAAGGAAATGCTCATCGCCCAGATCGATGACATCAACCTCGCCCGCTACATGACCGACGAGGACTTGCGCACGCTCGGCTCCGAGGTCGTCGAGGGTTACCGCATCGACGAGATCAGCCGCAGTCCATGGGAGATGGACGCAAAGGAAGCGATGGCGATGGCCATGCAGCGCGAGGTAGCGAAGAACTATCCCTGGCCCAACGCCTCGAACTTCATCTGGCCATTGATCACCCAGGCCACGCTCGAATTCGCGTCACGCACCTATCCCGCGATCGTGCCGGGCAAGTCGATCGTGAAGGGCAACATCTGGGGTAGCGACACCGGAACCCCGGTCACGGTCGACGGCGAGCCTGACGGGCAGCCGCGCACAGGACCGGATGGCGAGCCGCTGTGGCTGATACCGCCGGGTGGAAAGCGCTTGATCGCCGATCGCATTGCCGACCACATGAGTTACCAGTTGCTCGAGGAAATGCCTGAGTGGGAGCCGCAGACCGACGCGATGCTCCACCAGATGCCAGTGGTCGGCGGTTTCGCGCGCAAGACGATGCGCAATCCGGTCGAGGGGTGCAACTCATCGCTCGCGGTGTCGCTGTTCAACCTGGTCTGGAACTACAACGCGCCCTGCTTCGAGACGGCACCGCGGATCACCGAGAAGGTCTTGCTCTACCCCAGCGAGATCGTTGACCTCGAGCGCTTCGAGGATACGGGCGAGGATACGGGCGAGGATTCTGCCGATGATTCGACCGAAGATGCGGGCGGCGGCATGTTCCTTCCGCTGAACTACGGTCCTGGCGGAGGCGAGGGCGAGACGTTCAACGGCCAGGACATGGTCGAGAACCACACCGACGGTTCGGCACCGCAAATCTTCATCGAGCAGCATTGCCGGATCGACCTCGACGGAGACGGCTACCCCGAGCCGTACATCGTGACGGTGCACTTGCGCAGCCAGCGCGTGGTTCGCATCGTCGCGCGCTACCTCGAGGCGGGAATCGTCGCATCGGACGACGGCAACACGATCCACCGGATTGAACCGACCGATCTCTACACGCTCTACCGCTTCGTTCCCTCGATCGACGGCGGCAGTTACCCGATGGGGTTCGGCCACCTTCTGCGTGCGATGAATGTGGGGATCAACACATCGATCAACCAGATGTTCGACGCCGGCACGCTGGCAAACACCGGCGGCGGCTTCATTTCGGAAAGCATAAGCCTGCCGTCGGGGCAGACCCTGTTCGGGACCGGCAAGTTCCATCGCGTCGTGGCGAAGGGCGTGGCGATCCGTGACGCGGTCTACCCGATCGACTTCAAGGGGCCGAACCCGGTCCTGTTCCAGTTGCTCGGCACCCTCATCGGCGCGGCCGAGAAGATCGCTGGCACAGCGAGTATCCTGACCGGCGACGCTTCGATCGCCAATGCGCCGCCGACCACGGTGCTGGCGCTGATCGAGCAGGGGCTGAATTTCTACAACGGCATCGTCAAGCGCATCTTCCTGTCGGAAAAGCAGGAACTCGAAAAGCTGCATGCGCTCAACCGGCGCTACATCACCAGCAAGACGGAATATACCTACGGCGACGAAGTCAAGTTCGTGCAGCCAGACGACTATCGCCGCTCCGCCGGCGTCGTCCCCATCACCGATCCCACGCAAACCACGGACATGCAGAAACTCGGTCGCGGCCAAGTGCTGATGTCGGTGCGTGATGAGCCGGGGATCAACCGGCTTGCGGTCGTGCGGCGCTTCCTCGAGGCGGCGAACATCGATCGTGTCGATGACCTGATCTCCGGGCTGGATCCGCAGGCCGCCGCGGGTGCACAGGCCGCCCAGCAGTTGCAGATGAGCATGGCGCAGGCTCAGATCGGCGAGCTTCGCGCCAAGGAACTCAAGGAGCAGACCCAGGCGTTCCTCAACATGGCGCTGGCTCGCAAGAACGCGAGCGCCAGCGAGGAGGCGTTCATCGAGCGCCAACTGGAATTTATGCGGCTCAAGATCGAGTCGATCAACGCCGAAACCAATTCGACTGTCGCAACCGTGCGCGCGCATGAGGCGTCCGCCCGGGCGCACGGTCAGTCCGCCGACCGCGAGGCCGCTGCCGAGGAGGCTGCCCGCAACCGCGATCACCAGCGCCGCGAGTCCGCACTGGACCGCGCCCACGCCCACGACCTTGCCCGCCTCAAATCTCCGTCCTCGTCGCCGTCTGCGCCAGCGTCCTCGTCGCCGTCAGCGCCCTCGCCATCGCCACCGCCACCGCCTCCGGTCATGCCGACACCAGGCCCGACCGGGGATTTTCCGGTTCCCCCCGAAGCGCCAGCTGGCCCGGACGTGGTTGGTCCCGGATCGTTCGATACCGGCACAACCGCCGTTCCCGGCATGGGGCCGCCGGGACCGGGCAACCCTGAACCCGGAGCAGGACAATGATCACCGTACCCCTCACCACCCGGCCGCCGCATGTTGAGCGGATGGTCGAAGAACATATCGAACTCGCAGACCGCATCGCCAAGCTGCGCGCCTTCATGGGCGAAGGCGACATCTATGATCGCATGGAATCGCTCGACCGACGGCTTCTGCGCGCGCAGGCGCGCGCCATGGAAACCTACCAGCTCGTCCTCGAACTGCGCCTTTGGCGCGCTGGTGTGCCCATATGATCGACCTGACGCCGGCCGGGATGGCGCAGTCCAAGCGCGCGCACACCATGGCGATCGGCGATACCGATTACCAGCAATGGCGGCATCACCCGATCACCGCGGCATACCTCCAGTTTCTCGACGACCAGATCGAGTACATGCGCACCGCAGCCGCGGACCTTCTCGAGAACGGCCTGCTGACGCCGGGCGACCGGCACCAGGACCGCAACCCCGACGTGCTGCGCGGCCAGATCGTGATGCTTCGCCAGATTCATGGCCTCACGCTCGAGCAGATGCAGGAATTCTACAGGCAGGACCAGTCAGGAGACGACCACAATGACACGGATTGACGAAGCACAAGCCGCACAGATGGCGGCGGCTGCCAGGTTGCAGCCATGGATCCTCAAGGGCTTTGAAGCCGAATACGTTGCCGCCCAGTGGCCCGGCTCCAACGAGTCCGGCCTGATCCCGTTCGGTCCGAACGTGCTGATCAAGATGGACCACGTCGCCGACCAGACCCGTGGCGGAATCCTGATGATCGACGATCGCAAGGACCGCATGAACGAAGCGGCGGTGACCGGCGTCGTGTTCGAGGTCGGCACGCTTGCGTTTCATGGCGATCCGAGCGCCCCAGCACCAGGCGACCGCGTCTATATCGACAAGTACGCAGGCATCAAGGCCGTCGGCATGGACGGCGAAGTCTATCGCCTCGTCGACGAAAAGCAGATCGCCGGCAAGGTGACCGATGAGTTCAAAGCGCTGATCGAGGGAGTGCAATGACCATGGACGGCCAGGAATACGAGATCGAGCAGATCGAGGGCGAACTTCCCGAGGTATCGCTCGAGGACCGCGCCCGCGCGATGGGCTGGAAGCCGCGTGACGAGTACAACGGCGTCCCCAGCCGCTGGACCGACGCCGAGACATTCATCCGGCGCGGCGAGAGCGAACTTCCGATTCTGCGCGACCAGAGCCGGCGCATGGCCGAGAAGCTGGCGCGCAATGAGACCGAGATTGCCGAACTCAAGGCCAGCGTGAATTCGGCCATGAGCCTCGCGCGGCGCGCCGACGAAGCCGGTTACCAGCGAGGACTAGCTGAACTGCGCGCCAGGCAGCGCGAGGCCGTCGAGACCGGCGACGTCGCCACGTACGACAACCTCGACGAGCAGATTCGTGCGGCCGAGACCGAGCGCGCGCGCATCAACAGCGATGGCAACGTGGTTGTTCCGATGCCTGCCGAGCCGACACCGGAGCCTGTGCCGCAGCAGGACGATCCCGTCACCGCGGCGTTCAAGGCCGCCAATCCGTGGTTTGCCGCCAAGCCGCTGCTTCGCACGGCGATGATCCAGGCGCATTCGGCCATCGTCGAGATGGAGGGCCGCAAGTCCGGTCCCGAACTCGTCGACCAATACGATCGAGCAAAGGCCGAGGTCATGGAAGCATATCCGCAGTATTTCGAGGCTCAGCGCGACCCGGCTGCGCCTCCGCCATCGCAGGCCGGCCGTTTGCGTCCGCGCCCTGCCCTTTCGCCGCAGAATGGCCCTGTCCGATCAGGCTCGCCCTCGCCGTTCGCGCGCATCACCAATCCCCAGGACAGGGCCGAGGCTGAGGCAGCGTTCCGCGGCATCGCGAAATACGACCCCCAGACCACTGCCGAGGAATACGTCGCACTCTATCTCGGCGAGCAGGTCGACGTGGTCGAGATGATCCAGAACCGCAGGAAAGGCTGAACATGGCAAAGGCACCCACCAAGCGCGCCCCGGTGCGCAACAAGCCGCAGGCGCGCGGGCCGATCAACCAATCGAAGGCGGCTGGCGCGCCGGCGCCCGCGTCCGCAGCAGCGACCGCACCCATGGACGCTTCCTCCCAGTTGCAGTCGACGTCGTTCTATGATCCCGCACCGGTGACACAGACCGAGGCCGAGCTGGGACCGCAACAGCAGACGCTCAGGGTGGGCTTCAAGCAGTCGTTCGTGGAAGCGACGCGCCACGGCTCCATGCCGCTCGAGCACGGCGGCACGGTCGATCGCGACGTGGCGGAATCGCTCGCGTCCGAGGCGATCACCGACCCGACCGACCTCGCTGCGGAAATCGCGCGAATCCGCCAGTTTCGCAAGCCGATCGGCGCCTATTCGCAGAAACTTGCGTTGCCCAAGCGTTCTGGTTATCATCGGCACTGGTTCAACGACACGGCAGGCCGTGTTCAGGAAGCCGAAGCCAACGGTTGGTCTTTCATCCAAGACAAGGATGGCAAGAACATCTGCCGTTGCGTTGGTACTGGCCGAGACAAGGGGGCCATGTACGCATACGCGATGGAGCTCCCCGAGGTTTTCTGGCTTGAGGACATGGCCGCCAGGAACGCAGCCGCGTCGGAGAAGGTTGAAGCGCTCAAGGCATCGCCCTTCCGGTCGCAGCCGGGGCAGGCTCAACGTTCCGACCAAGGCAAGTTCTACAGCCCGACCGAGGTTGACGGCGGACAGGCACCGCCCCCGCTCCAGGTGATCAAGGGCTGACCATAACCCCGCATGGGGGTGACTACCAAGGCACGTTACAGTCAGGCGATCCGCGCCAACACCACTGCAACTTGTCTCAGGATTCACCCCCATGGCAAACGCAAACACCCCTTTCGGGCTGCGCCCGATCAACGATAACGGCACGCCGTGGTCCGGCCAGGGCCGGCTTGTCGCGTTTCCCGCCTCGCAGAGTTCCAACATCTTTCTCGGCGACCCGATCGTGGCGCTGGGCGGCACCGATGCATTCGGCGTTCCGCTCTGCGGCATTGCGACCGCCGGCGCCGGCAACGTCGTTCTCGGCTCGCTGATCGGCATCAGCAACGGACCCGCGCAGGGAGGCGTCACGGCCGCGACGATCACCCGAGACCTTCCGGTCTACCGGCAGGCGTCGCTGCTGAACTACGGCATCATCTGCGATGATCCCAACCAGGTCTACGCGATCCAGGAGGACAGCGTGAGCGGCGCCATCGCGGCGGCGACCGGCGGTTTTGCCAACGGCAACCTGGTGTCTGGCACCGGCAGCACGGTCACCGGGTTCTCCGGTTTCCAGCTGCAGTCGTCGGGCGTCTCGTCGAGCGCGAACACCACCTTCCAGTTGCGCCTGCTTGGCACGATCCGGGGTCCGGACAATGCCATCGGCACGAACTGCAAGTGGGCGGTTCGCCTCAACCTGCCGCAGCTCTGGTCCACCACCGGCGTCTGATCGCCCGCCAAACGAGGAGTTACAACCATGTCCACTGTCGGCGGCGTCATCACGACTGGCGCACACCCGCGGGCACTCTGGCCCGGAATCAAGAACTGGTGGGGGCGCCAGTACACCGAGCACGAGCAGGAATACCCCGACTGGTTCGACGTCGAGACGTCGGACAAGGCTTACGAGGAGGACGTCGAAATCTCCGGGTTCGGCGTGCTTCGCGAGAAGGATCAAGGGGCCGCGCTCAACTACGATACCGAGGTCCAGGGCGCGGTCACGCGCTACACCCACGTTGCCTATGCGGGCGGCTACATCGTCACCTACGAGGAACTGCGCGATAACCTCTACGAGGTCGTCTCGAAGCGCCGCGCGGCGATGCTGGCGTTTGCCGGGCGGCAGACCGAGGAAATCGTGGGCGCCAACGTGTTCAACCAGGCGTTCAACTCGTCCTATCCGATCGGCGACGGTCAGGCGTTCATCTCGGCTTCGCACCCGACCATTTCGGGCAACCAGTCGAATCTCCTGAACACGTCGGCCGACCTTTCGGAAACGGCGATCGAGGATCTTGGCATCCAGATCATGCAGGCCACGGACTACCGCGGCAACAAGATCAGCCTGATCCCCAAGGCGCTGGGCATCTCGCCGCCCAACTGGTTCGATGCCAACCGGATCATCAACTCAGTGCTCCAGAACGACACCGCCAACAACGCGGTGAACGTGATCAAGGCATCGGGCATGTTCCCGGACGGGATCAAGGTGAACCACTACCTGACCTCGAGCACGGCGTGGTACATTCGGACCAACGCGCCGTACGGCTCGCGCTTCCTGTGGCGCGACAAGCCGATGTTCGACACCGACAACGAGTTTGACACCCGCAACGCCAAGGCGGCGCAGTACATGCGCTTTAGCTGCGGCGTCACCGACTGGCGCAGCTGGTTCGGCACGCCGGGCGTCTGACGCTTCCCGTTGTGGTCGCGGGGACTGGGCTGGGGGGAAACCCTCAGCCCTTTCCTTTTGGATTGCCTGGCAGTAGAAGATCGCAGGTGCGCGGCGTTGGTCTCTCTGGGAGGGCCGAGGCCTTCCAAGCCAACGAGGCGGGTTCGATTCCCGCACGCCGCTCCACCGTGCCGGTATAGCTCAATGGCAGAGCAGCGCTTTCGTAAGACGACGACGTGGGTTCGATTCCTACTACTGGCTCCACGCGACACGGGAGGACCACACATTGACCGTAGATCGCCCCCGTTTTCTCTATTTCCGCTGCCTGTGGGCGGCGATCCTTGGCAGGACGGCGACTGGCCATGTCAAGATGACCGTAATGGTCGAGCCCTACGAGAACCCGCTGCGGCGTGGGCTTGATCGCCTGATCTACGCAGCGCGAATGATGGAGCTACCCATGGCATTTGCAGACGATATTGCGGCCCTCGACAAAGCGATCACCGACGCGCTTGCGGCCAAGGACCAGGCCAACCAGTCCAATGTGGATGCGGTCGCGGCTGCCAACAGCAGGATTGGCGATCTCGAGGCCCAGATCGCCCAGAACGACCAGCAGTTGCAGCAGCTCATCGCCAAGTACGCGCCGCCCACGCCGTCCGCCTAGAGTTCCTGACGGAACGCAAAAAGCCCCCGGTGATCAATGGACCGCCGGGGGCTGAGTTTGGCCGCATCGCCACGGGCAGGGGACTACCCGAAGCAAGCTACGTATAACCGGAAGGCGCTATTGTTGCCATCCCCCTTGCGTGATATTCCACCGGCTTCGACACCAAATCTCATCGGAAGGTGATCCCATGGACGGCATGAACGCACACAAGCGGATGGCGGGCGCTGGCAACAGCGGCAATTTCGGCGTTGGCCCGCACCCCGGGCGCACCGACAAGCACCCCGACGTCGGCATGAGCCACGATCCCATGGACGATTCGGCCCGCTCCGCTGCTGTTGGCGGCAATCAGGGTGCGCCGGACCACGGCATTGGCAAGGGCGCGCGCGACCATTTCACGCGCGATCCGATGGCCTGAACGCTTCCGGGGGCGGCGGCTTAATCCGACCAAGGTTGAAGCCGTCCCCGGAAACCTGCGGAGGTTTCCATGGCAGGCAAGAACTGGATCGCTGGTGCAACCAGGAACAAGGGCGCGCTGCATCGTGCGCTCGGCGTCCCCGAAGGCGAGAAGATTCCCGCCAAGAAACTGGCCAAGGCGACCAAGGCCAAGGGGAAGCTTGGCCGGGAAGCCCGGCTTGCCAAGACCCTCAAGGGACTGCGGAAGTGAGAGACTTCCCCTCAACACTGTTCGTCCAGCCCGTTCCCGATGATTTCACGACCCCGATTTCGGTCGATGATCGAGGCTGCCTTGTTGCCAAGGTCCGGCTCGGTGGCCTTCTCTATGAGCTGGGCATGCGCCCAGGTGATGACGAGGCGGTGGCTCGAGGCATTCTCCGCACCGGCATCTGGCAACTGATGGAATTCGAGCGTCTCGGCCGGCACGATCTCATGGCCTACGCGTCCGAGCGGCGCCACAACTCGCGACAGCGCCCGCAATTGACTGGCGGTTAGAATGCGGCGATAAGGTGCCCGGGCAGAGAAGCCACTGCTAAGCCCGTTTCTGAAAGACCCCTGTAGTGGGGTCCGGCAACGGAGATCATAGCAATGGGTGCTGCCACTACCTTTTTCGCCCCGGTTCACCGCGTCCTTGGCCGCTTTGCCAACACCGGCAATGCCGGCTTCCCGCTGAACGCCGCGCCGAGCATGGATTTCCTCGGTAACGGAATCCAGGATCACCGCATGGCGGCGAACTCGCGTGGCTCGTCCACCAAGCAGCCCGGCGTGGTTGGCTGGTACGGGTGCGGTGACATCGTCATCGCCAATGTCGCGCCGAGCACGATCGCGACCAACAACATCGCGGCGGCGGCGAACGTGGTCAACGGGACCGCGATGACGCTGGTTGCGGCCAGTGGCGCGGGAATCACCGTGCTTTCGGCCAATGCCCCGGCGTTCTTCATGCCGAGCGGCCTGTCGCAATCGTCCGGCGTGGCGATCGACGGACTGCCCTCGCTGCAGGTGTTCGGTCAGGGCGGATCGTTCCAGACCGGGTTCTATGATCGTGCAACCTATGTCGGGCGCGGCGTCTCGATCACCGGGTCGGCCAGCGCTACCGGCGGTAACTTCCTGATTCGCGGGTTCGACGTCTACGGCTACCCGATGAGCCAGCTTCTCACGGTCGGCGCCGGCGCGGTGACTGCGAACACGACCAAGACGTTCAAGGTGGTCACGTCGGTCACGCCCCAGTTTACCGACGCGCACAACTACTCGGTAGGGACCGCCGACATCTTCGGGTTCGGCATGCTGGCCAGTTTCTTCGGCGATGTGTCGATCAACTGGAACAATGCGTGGATCACGGCGAACACCGGCTTTGTCGCTGCGGTCACGTCGGCTGCGACGACCACGACCGGGGACGTTCGCGGAACCTATGCCACCCAGTCCGCGTCCGACGGCACCAAGCGGCTGATCGTCACGATCGCGCCATCTCTCTCGGCGCTCGTGAGCAACCCGACCACCGGCCTGTTCGGGGTGAGCCAGGCGTAAGGCGTGCTGGAAAGGGCTTGAGCCATGGCGAGCACGAACACGCTCCAAGTGATCACGAACAACTACCGCAACGTGGTCATTCGCGCGACGCAGGTAAGTGACGGCACGGACGGGGAATCGGTCACGATCTACAACGCAACGTCGGGGGGGTCGTTCGGTGTGACCGCCCCCGGCGGGCAGATCATCTATCCCGGCATCTTCACGAAGATAATCGGGCTGCACTATGACGTGCAGGACATGAAGCTGATGATGCGCTGGGAGGCGACCGCTGATCAGGACATTCTGGCGCTCGGCAATGCGCCGGAGGATTTCGACTGGCGCTCTTTCGGCGGGATCCGAGTTCCGTCGGGCCTCGCTGGCGCAACCGGCTCGATCAAACTGGTGACCAAATCCCCGATCGTCGGTGCGACGTATTCGGTGATTCTGCGTCTGCGAAAAGGAGTTCCCCAGTCGTGACCTTCATCAAGCGCATCGCAGCGTTTCTTGTCGCCGTGCTGGCGCTGCCGATCATCGCTCATGCGCAGTCGAGCGCAACCGTCGTTACCACGTGCGGCACGCCGCCCAGCACCTATTCGAGCGGCCAGAACCGCTCGATCACGCAGGACACGACCGGAACGCTGTGCACGGCGGGTAGCGGCGGCGGTGGCGCGGTCGGAGGCACGTCGACCACTGCGGCGCCAAGCTACGTCAACAATGCGACCAACCAGGCGCTCAGCCTCAACCTGTCCGGTGATCTTCGCACGATCTCCAAGGTAACGGACGGCACGAACATCACAGCAGTCAAGGCTGCCAGCACGGCGGCGGGGGCGACCGATCCCGCGCTTGTCGTGGCGCTCTCGCCCAACGGCCTGAACGCCAACGGGCAGGCCACCATGGCCAACAGCGCTCCCGTGGTGATCGCAAGCAACCAGTCGGCGCTGACCGTCAATCTGGCCGCCACGACGATCGGCGGCTGCACGCCTGGCGTGTTCCGCTCGGCGGCGACCACCAACTCGACCAACATCAAGGCGAGCGCAGGGACGCTGTGCAGCCTGACGATCAGCAACATCGCCGCGAGCACCGTCTACTACCTGCGGCTCTACGACAGCGCATCGGCGCCGACCTGCTCGAGCGGGACCGGCGAAGTCGGCGCGTTCGCGGCCACGGCCGGCGCGACCGCTCCGCTCGCGGCTCCCAGCCTTGGCCAGTTTGGTCTCAAGTTCGCCAATGGCATCGCGTGGTGCCTGACCGGCGGCAACGCCTCGACCGACAACACCGCTGCCGCCACCGGGGTGACGGTCAACTACAGTTACAACTGATGCCGCCGCGGCTTCGCAGAGCGCTGCGCGAGATTGCCGGCCTGCTGCTGGCCATGGCTATCGTCGGATGCGTGGCCGGGCTGGCCTTCGCCGCGCCGCCTCGTGTGCTTTCCGGCGCCTGGCGCGACGGTTCAGTGGGGGCCACGGTGGGCACGATCGCGCACCCGCACCTGCTGGACCTTTCGAGCGGGACCAACGAGGCCGGCGTCACGCTCACGTTGCGGCCGGCCTGGGCGGTGCCCGACGTCGATTACCCGGTGGGGACCAGCAGCGGGCAGACCTACAAGACCTTCGGCGTCGATACGCTGCCGACGTGCGTCTATCTCTCGGGCAATCTCGTGCGCACGCAGGGCGGCTGCGGCAACATCGTGATCGACGGGTGGGACTTCACCACCGGCTACACGCTCTACATGGACGGCAATTTCACGAACAATCTCGAAGTCAGGAACAGCAAGTTCGCGCTGATCAACAACACCAATGCGCCGCTCGTCCAGAGCCAGGCGGCGAACCAGTATCTCGGCGACGTCTGGTTTCACCACAACACCTTCGACGGCGCCAACTTCATCGGCGGCAATGCCGATTACGAGATAATGTGCCCTTCGAGCGGGTCTATCCTGATCGAGTATAACCGGTTCATCAACAGCGGCGGCGACGCGATCGACTGCGGCGGCTATTACGACTATCCGCGCGGCGCGACGATCCGCTACAACAGCTTCGTCTCGATCGGCACCGGCGGCGCGAACGTGCATGGCGACGCGGTGCAGTCATGGGCCGGACCAGGATCGGCTAACAATCCGGCGACGCCGGGGCTGGCCGACATCAACCACTTCCACGTCTATGGCAACCTGTTCTACCAGCCGGTCGCGGTGGCGGGGGTGCCAACCGCGGCCAACAGCTTCGTGCGGATCGGCGATCTTGGCACGCGCGTCGCCTGGGGGCCGGAGATCGATCACAACGTCGCCGTGTGCATCGGCAACACCGGGCACAACGATCCCGGCTCGGGCGGGCTGACCGACAGCCCGGCGTGTCTCCAGTTCGCGCAGCTCACCGGCAACAATCCGCCGGCGGGATCGATCCAGAGGCCCTACGTGGCGAACAACTACGTGTTCACGTCGGGCGGCGGCAGCTACAACACCGGCACCCTGCAAGGCTTCCAGAACGGGCCGTTCTACCCGACCTCGGGGGCGTTCGTGTTCAACGGCACCTGGGCCAACAACATCAACATGCGAGACGGCTCCAGTCTGACGACCACACCATGAGGCGCTGCAATGGGACGCCATTACCATTTTCGGCCCGGCAGCTTCTACCGGCAGGACGACAAGACCGGCTTCCCCACGCGCATGGAGCAAACGCTTAAGCAGTGGGATAGCCAGATCGTCGACAAGCGGGTCTATGAGGTCAGGCACCCGCAGGACTTCGTGCGCGGCACCAAGGACGATCAGACTGTGCCTGATGCACGGCCGGTCGCGCCGGATACCTTCGTTGGTCCGGTCTGGACCACGGCGACGAGTGCTGTGGCGATCGGCGCCCTGGCCGTTCAGGTGGACTCGACGAGCGGCTTTACCATCGGCGACAAGATTCGCATCATGCTGTCCGACGGAACGATGTTCCGTGCGACCATCACCGGTATTGCCGGATCGACGATCAGCTTCACGCCGGCAGTGACCCGCAAAGTCGATGTCGGCGCACAAGTCTGGGATTTCGGGGGGAACGGCTAGATGACCACCAGCGGCGACATCACGTACAACCCGTCCGTGGTCGAGATGATCACCCAGGCATACCGCCTGTTGGGTGTGATTGCCGAGGACGAGGATCCGACCGGCGAAATGTACGCCGTCGCCTTGTTCCAATTGAACGCGATCGTCACGGCGGCGCAGGCGACCGGGCTGCATGTGTGGACCGAGGAGGAGGCGGTTCTTTTCCTTCAATCCGGGCAGAATGAGTATGTGATCGGTGGACCGGGAACGAACGATCAATGCACCGATGCCAGCGACTGGACCCAGACCCAGTTGACGCAGGCTGCCGCAACAGCGACCACGACGATCAACGTCTCGAGCATTGCCGGCATTGCTTCGGGTGATCATATCGGCATCATCCTCGACAACCAGGCAACCTTCTGGACCACGGTGAACGGCGCGCCGTCCGGTCTCACGGTGACCTTGACAAACCCGCTTCCGTCGATCTCGTCGGCGGGCAACTATGTTCTCGACTACACGACTGCGATCAGCCGTCCGCTCAAGGTGCCGGCGGCGCGGCTCTTGCGCCTCGCTGGCCAGTTCGAGAACCCGCTTAACGTGCTGTCCCGGCAGGAATACATGGACCTGCCCAACAAGGCATCGCAGGGCACCCCGACCAATTTCTTCTATTCTCCGCGGCTCGATCGCGGGCTGCTCTACGTGTGGCCGACACCCAACACCGCGCCGTTCGCCGTGCGCTTCACGTGGTATCGGCCCTTGCAGGATTTCATCAATTCGACCGACACCATGGACTTTCCCCGGGAGTGGGTGAGCCCGCTGTTGTGGAACCTGTGCAATGATCTCATGCCGCTCTACGAGACGCCTCCGGCACGGCAGATGCTGATCATGAAGAACATGGAAAAATACGGCGACCTCGCGATCAGTTATGACCGCGAGAGCGAGCCGATCCAGTTCGGGGTGGACTACGACTGAGCCATGGACGTCATTCTCTCCACAGAATTTGCAGTCAGCCGTTCGCCGCAGTTGTCGAACGGCACGCTGGTCAATTTCTTCGTCGAGCGCCAGCCACCCGAGGCGAAGGGACAGGCTCCGCTGTTCGGTGTTCCTGGTGCCAGCGTGTCAGCAACGGCGGGCACTGCGCACCGCGGGGCATGGAAGTTCCTGGGCGTGCAGTACGTCGTGTCGGGAACCTCGCTCTACTCGGTCAGTTCGACCGGCGTGGTGACCGAGGTTGGCACCGGCATTACCGGATCCGGTCGCGTGAGCATGGCCGACAACGGTTCGCAGTTGTGCATCGTCAATGGCGCCGCCGGCTGGATATACTCGATCAGCGGCGGCCTGGTGCAGATCACGGCGCCAGCGTTCTATCCGGCAAACACCGTCACATTCATGGACGGCTATTTCATCTTCGACCGGGCCGGAACCAACGAATGGTTCCTGTCTGCGCTGTATGATGGGCTGACCTTCAATGGCCTCGACTTTGCGAGCGCCGAAGGCGAGCCGGGCTATGTCGTCGCGACGGTGCAGAACCTCCAGTTGCTGTTCATCTTCTGCACCGATCACATCGAGATTTGGTACGATGCGGGGACCGCGAATTTCCCGTTCCAGCGCTACACCGGCGGAATCGTCAATTATGGGTGCATCTCGCCCTTCACGATCGTCAAGCTCGACGGCGCGATCTTCTTCCTGGGCTCGGACCACACGTATTACCGGTTGCAGGCCAACACCCCGTTGCGCGTATCGACGCACCCGGTCGAGCATGTGATCGAGGATGCGACCCAGATTACCGACGCCTTTTCGATGGCGTGGTCGTGGGAAGGGCACAAGTTTGTCAGCCTGAGCATGCCCGGCGCGGATCGATCGATCATCTTCGACATCTCCACAGGCAAATGGCACGAACGCGACTCGGTCGACGAATCGTTCAATCGGCTCGGCATGTGGCGCGTTTCGACCGTGCTCATGGTTTACGACGACGTCTACTTCGGCGATTCGCTAAGCGGCGACATCGGCAGGCAGGACTGGTACACCTACACCGAGTTCGGCAATCCGATCCGGGGTCTGATCCAGACGCTGGACCAGCACAAGGACCGCAAGCGCGTCTACTGCTCGCGCTTCGAGATCGACATTCAGGCTGGCGTTGGCGACGGCTCCGGCAGCGATCCGCAAGTCATGTTGCGTCGATCGACCGACGGGGGCGTCAATTGGTCGCATGCGCAGATGTGGCGGTCGATGGGGAAGATCGGGGAGACGACAAAGCGCCTGCGATGGATGGGACAGGGACAGGGCCGCCAGATGTCGTGGCAACTCATCATCACCGACCCGGTGCCGCGGACGATCATAGGGGCCTATGGCGACCTGAGCCTGGGCATGTAGCATGACTAACCCGGAAACCCCGGCCGGCTCATCTGGGCAATCACCGCCTCCAGTCCTGAACCTGCCGTGGGGCAGGGTCTCGTCGGGAGGCGATGTCTACCTGAGCATTACCGCGCTCGAGTTCCTCGAGAAGCTGTGGGCTTCGGTGAACGGAACCGGTGGCGTGGTCGAGACCATGACCACCACCCGGCTGTCGACGAGCCAGGTTGTCGGCATCGTCAAGGGCGTGGTCGAGCAATTCAGCGGGGCGTCGCGGCTGGCGCGACGCACGCCGCAGACGTCGGTGCTGGCGTTGCTGGCGGGTCTGGGGGCGGCTCAAGGATCGCTGATCTATGCCAGTTCGGCAGGATGGAAGGTTCTGGCACCAGGTACGTCGGGGCAATTTCTCGAGACATTTGGTGCTGGCGCTGATCCTGCGTGGGGCACGCCGGGCGGTGGCGGCGGAGGCAGCGGATATAGCGTATCGAGCCACAACGCATCATATTCGGAGACCACCACCACCGGCGAAATCGTCGTGCTGGTTACCGGTGCGGCGGTGACGGTCACATTGCCGACGGCGGTTGGCAACACCGCGAAGATGACCTTCAAGCTGACTGTCGCAGGTACGATGACGCTCGCGGCGAGTGGCGGCCAGACGATCGATGGTGGCACTACCGCCGTGACATCGGTTCGGTACACTGCGATCACCCTGATCTCTGACAACGCAAACTGGTGGGTTGTATGACGTTTACCCCGATCCCGAGTCCGCTTCCGGTTTCCGAGTCGTCGTCCTCGTCGACGGGACTGACGATCACTGCGGCCGACGCTGGATCGAGCACGGCGGCTGGCGCCAACAACCAGTCGATCGTGACCGGTTCTCCGACCGCTGGATCCGTCGCACAGTTCGCGGTGAGTGCATCTGGTGTCAAATACCAAGTCACTGGCGCGTGGGTTGGCACGATCGTCGTCGAGCAGTCATTCGATGGTGGCACGACGTGGGTTGCGGTCGGATTGCACCAGACCGGATCAGCCTACACCACCAACAATTTCACCGGCAATTTCATCGGTGGTCAGAACGCAAGCGGGGCCACGCATTGCCGGGCGCGTGCAACGGCATGGACCAGCGGCACGGCGAATGTCCTGGTTGTCGCCACCAGTGCGCCAAACTCGGTCTACGTTGCCAACGGAATTTCGCTCCAGGATTCCACCACACAGACACAGAAACTGAGCATTTCGGCGGCTGGCGCGGCCAAGGTCGACGGGTCGGCCGTGACGCAACCGGTAAGCGTGTCCGATGGCAGCGATGCGGCGACCGGAGCCAAAGCAGACGGCGCCTATGCTGGCAGCGGCTCGGCCTCAATGATCGCGATCAGCAAGGGAGTTTACAGCCTCCTTGCCGCACCCCTTCCCTCTGGCTCCAACCAGATCGGTGGGGTGACGATCAACAAGGTTTCGGATACAAGCCTGATCGACATATTCGTGAAGATACTGGTCGAGTTGCGCACCATCTCGACGCTTCTGCAAATCGGTCTATCGGTGAGGGATGACCCCAGCGACATTCGCAATGACCTGTTGAACAACGTCTAGAAAGGAAATCGAGATGCCATCAGTTCAGGGAGATGTCGGGGTCCAGAACCAGCCCGATGGCGCGGCCCAAATCACCCAGCGTTTCGGACGACAGGGTGAGGCCATGGTCAGCGAACTGCACGGACGGTTCTACGAGCAGGCGTTCCGCGGCAACCTGTTCTCCAACGGCTTGACCGGTCTCACGGCGCTTTCGGCCAACACGATCACGCTGACGGCGACGACGACACCGATTCTCGGGGTGTACAATCCTCTTGGGTCGGGCGTGAACGCGGTCATTCTTCAGGCGATGCTGGCGAGTGGCATCAATAACGCCGCATCCACCGGCCCCGGCATCTTCGTGTGGGCGACCTCGACGCAGAACGTCGGGCTCAGCACCGGCTCGGTGCCGCTCCCGCGCTTTCTCGGTGGCGCGGCGGCCAAATGCAAGGGCCTCGCCGGCGTGGCGCTGACCGGTCTTACCAACAACCTTGTCGTAGCGCATTCGGCGGATTTCCCAACCCCGACGGTCATCACCACGGCGGCGGTGTCGACGGCGATCCAGACGCCGACGGTCAGCTACACCGACAACCTCGATGGCAGCATCGTGGTGCCGCCGGGCGGCATTCTCGCGCTGCTCAATACCGTGTCGACCACCACGATCAGCGTGCATGGCCGGCTGCTCTGGGAAGAAGTACCGATCTAAGGTGGTTGCTGGGGTGGGATTTGAACCCACGACCTTCGGGTTATGAGCCTGACGAGCTACCTGGCTGCTCTACCCAGCGCGCGCGGGTTTACATCGTGCGGTCGGCTTTGCAACCCTCGACGTCCTGTGATAGCAGAATGTCGAGGGCGCAGTCACAACGCTTTCCGACGGGGACGACCCCGATAGGAACAAAATGACTGCTTCGCTTCAAACCCTGATCGAGCCTCAAGCCGTTCCGGCCGTGTCGACGCTGTTCTTCACGGCGACTGCGGCCACGTCATTTGACGCGGTGACGCTCTACAACGCGCTGGCGAATGCGGCTTGCAAGGTCACGATCAACTGGGTTCCGAATGCTGGCGCGGTGGCGGCTTCCAACGTCATCTGCGAGCATACGGTGCTTCCGGGAGAGGTCTATCCGGTGTTTGCGCTCATCGGCCATATTCTGAACCCTGGCGACAAGATCTATGCGATTGCCGCGACCGGGGCGCTGGTCAACCTGTTCGCCAGTGGCACGGTGAACAGCTGATGCTCGACTTCCTGATCCTTGCCCTGCCGCGCTCGCGCACCGCTTGGCTTTCCCGGTTCCTGACCTATGGGGACCATATCTGCGGCCACGAGGAGGCCAGGCACTGGCGCAGCCTCGATGACGTTCGCGCCTTTTGCAGCCAGCCGCATGTCGGCTCGGCCGAGACAGCCGTAGCGCCATTCTGGCGCCTGATCGACACGTTCGCGCCGACCACCCGCATCGTGATCGTGCGGCGCCCGGTCAAGGATGCGTGGAACAGCCTCATGCGTGTCCCGGGGTGCAATCTCGATCCCGATGCCACCTTGCGCGCATTGGTCTCGGTCGACCGCAAGCTCGATCAGGTTGCCGCTCGGCGACCGGTGCTTTCGGTGAATTTCGACGATTTGGCGAACGAGGCGACGTGCCGGTCGGTGTGGGAGCATTGCCTTCCCTATGACTGGGACCGCGGGCACTGGGGCCGACTGGCCTGGGTCAACGTGCAGTGCAATCTTCGCGCGATGATGCGCTACGTAATTGCGAACATGCCTGCGCTCGAGAAGCTGGCGGCTATCGCAAAGCATCGCATACTGACCGGGCTTGCGCTTCACGAGCCGGTCGGTTGCGATGGAATGACGTTCCAGGTCGAGAGTTTCGACGATTGGTATCGCGACGGCAGGAAGCTGTTTGAGGACCATCTCACGGAGGTAGGCGAGGCTCCTGGCAACCACGTCAACAAGAACCTCGATCTCCTGCGCCGTCTTGATCGGGCCGGCGCCATGCAGATCGTCACGGCGCGCGCGAACGGGCGCATGTTCGGTTACCTGCAGACCGTGATCGGTCCATCGCTGGAATCGAGCGATCGCACGTTTGCCGCGCATGGGACGTTCTTCGCTTCGCCGGATGCGCCCGGGCTGGGGATGAAGTTGCAGCGCGCGGCGCTTCGGGCGCTGCGGGAGCGCGGCGTTGGTCCGATCGATCTCAACATGCAGGCTGGCCCGCGTGGTTCTGGCCCGCGCCTTGGAACAATCTATCGGCGGCTCGGCGCGGATGACTTCGGCACCGTGCACCGCCTCACGCTGGAGGCGGCGTAACCATGGGCCTGGCAGGAATCGCTGTTGGCGCCGCCGCGACGATCGGCAGCGCGGTCGTTGGCTCCAATGCGGCCGGGAGTGCTTCGCAGGCGCAGCGTGACGCCGCGAACACCGCGGCGCAGACGCAGTTGCAGATGTACAACCAGACCCGGTCTGACCTGCTTCCCTACAACACCCTGGGCAGCAATGCCTTTTCGCAGCTGGCCAACTATTTCGGGTTCGGCGGTCCTTCGCAGCCATCCTATTCGCAGACCATTGGCGCGCCAGCCGGCTATGGCGGATCGGCAAGCTACGGTGGCTTCGGCGGGATTGGCGGCTTCGGCGATTACAGCAATCTCAGTCCGGGATCGACCGGGGGCCTGTCGCTATCGGGGTTCAACCTGCCGTCCAACCTTGTGGGGGGACAGCGGTTTGGCAATCCGGTCAACACGACGCCGTTGCAAGGTGGCGGGACGCAAGGCGTTCCGAATTTCGGCGCTCTCACGTCGGCGCTCGAGCAGTTCCCGGGCTACCAGTTCGCGCTGTCGCAGGGGCAGCAGGCGCTTGATCGCAGCGCTGCCGCGCGCGGTCAGGTGCTGTCTGGTGCGCAGTTGAAGGATTCGCAGGCGTACGGGCAGGGGCTTGCGCTAAACGGCGTCTGGCAGCCGTTCGTGAGCGAACTCAACACGGCCGCCTCGCTTGGCGAGAACGCGGCTGCGACGACGGGCAACAATGGTGCGACGGCCGCGAACGGAATTGCGCAATCGCAACTTGCGGCAGGCCAGGCATCGGCTGCGGGCACTATCGCCCAAGGCAACATTTTCAGTTCTGCCCTCAACCGGTTTACCTCGCAATTGGGCAATCCGATCGGAAGTTTCGGTGATGTGCTGTCGGGAACCGGCGGGTAAATCGGCGGTGCTGTTATACTTGGCGTACCCATTTTTCTAAGGAGCCTTGCCATGAAGATGAAAATGCCAGGCATGCCCAAGGGCAGCGGCCGTTCGACCAAGCCGCATGCCCGGCTGCGCAAGCTCAAGCCGGTTGCGACGACGGCCTTTCCTTCGGGGGCGATGGCATTCCCGCCGCAGCCTGACCCGGGTGCAGGTCCGATGGGTGCTGGCGGCCCTCCCATGCCAGCCGCGCCCGATCCTTCGCAGATGATGAGCGCGCCTCCGGGTGGCGCTGCCACGTCTCCGGCTCCGGGCGATCTCGGCCAGTAAGGAAGCGATGCGATGGCGGGCTATAGCGGCCAGGAAATTGCGCTTGACGCACTGACGCCGACCGAGCTCGAGCAGCAGCAGGCCACGGCTGACCTGACGCAGGCGCAGTCGCAACTGGCGCGCGCGTCAATGCCGGACGAGATTCGTTACCGCAAGGCGCAGGCGGATTACACCCAGGAGCAGGCCTCAGCCGCGAACCTGGCCAACATGCAGAATATGGCCGAGTGGGGTCTGCGTCAGCGAATGGCCGCCTTCCAGCGCCAGCGTGCCGCAATGCCTGGATCGTCGCTTGCGTCGGCGTCGCCGACCGCGCCGCAGTCGCAACTGGCCATTGGTGATGCCGACGGCCCGCAGTGGCAGTCGTCTGCCGCGCCGCAGACTTCGCCGCTGATCAGCCCCATGGTCGATACGGTGATGCAGTCGATCGATCCGAACGACCCGAAAGCAGCCGAGACATGGGACCAGCGGATGGATGGCCTGTCCAATATCGACCCTTCGGCAAAGCAGTTCATCGGGCATTACAGCGCCGACAACCTCAAGGCGTGGCGCGAGAAGATTGGTGCCAGTGCGGCAGCGGGGGCTGCAAGCCAGGCTGTATCAAGCCAGGCGGCATCGAGCCCGCTCGCCACCCCTGCCGCTGCCCCCGCTGGTGCAGGAGCAAGCGGAATTTCCGCTGATGACCTCGCTGCCAACCCGGTCCTCGCCGAATATGCGGCCCTGTTCCCCGAGAAGGCCAAGGCATACGTCGAATCCCAAGGTCAACTCAGGTTCCAGCAGACCGGTAATATCGCCTACCTTAAGCGCTATGCGCCAAAAGAATATGCGGAACTTGCGCGCGCCACCGAGTCAATGAACACAGCGCAAAAGACCGCGATCGAGGCCAAGGCGTCCGAAGTGGGATCGGTTGCCAATGCGTTCCTGTGGATGGCCAACAAGTACGGGGTCAACAGCCCGGAAGCGCGCGGCGCATGGAAAACCGGTATCTCCCAGCTCGCGAATGATGGCGTGGTTCCGGTTGATGAAGCTCGCAAGATGCTGGCCAAACCCCCTGACATCGACTGGGCGACGGTAGGGCTGATCAAGGCCAACACGGTGCAGACGTGGTACAAGATCAGTGGCCAGGAGGCGGCGAACGAGCAGGCCGCCAAGGTGGCTAACCCTGAGCCGCAGTATTCGACCAACCAGGTCGATGCGAACGGCAATCTGATCATCACCAACGCGCATGCGGCACCCGGGCAGCCGGTGGTGACGGTTACCGGAGTGCAGGCTGGCGCGCGGCCAAGCGCTGGGGCGATGACCGCCCAGGCCAAGCAGGCGATGCTGATCGACGCCGGTGTCGATCCGCGCGAGGCGGCATTGATGGCGGCTGGCCAGCGCCCGATGGATCCGCAGCGCGTCGCTATCGCGGCGCACAACGCCGCGCTGCGCGAGCAATTCAACACCCGCGATCCGGTCACCGGGAAATCGCCGATCGACGTCAACCAGCGCACCGCTGAAATCGAACAGGAACTGTCCGGCTTCGCCCCAGCCGCAGGCGCGGGAGTGGGTGGCGGTGGCGGGGTTCCCGGCGGCGGCGCACCGCCGAATAAGGGCCAATACTCTCCCGTACAACGGCAGGTGACAGCAGCGTTTGTCAATGGCAAGCCGCTCAATGGTGCGACGTTCGACAGATCGGCGAAGATTGGAACGCCGCAGAACCCCTATGTCCCGAGGTCGAAAGCCGAGGTCTACGGTTACCCGAATGGCTCCATCTACATTGATCGGGACGGCCAACCGCGTATCAAGGGTGGAATTCCAAAGACCAGGAAGTGACGGACGGGAATCGTCGTGGACCTCGAAGCCGACTCCTTGCAGCCACAAATGGACTGGGGCCAGGACGCCCCGGTGCTGGATGCGAACGTCGTTGATCCTGGTGCGCTGCCCCCACTGACAGACGAACAGAAGGCCGCGCAAGAGGCGGAATTCGCGAAGATCAACCCCTACGCCGCTCCGGTGATCGCACCGGTCAATGGTGGCAATGTCGGCCCGGTCGGAACGGCCGGCATAGACGGGGCGAACTACGCGACAGGATCGCTCCCGTATGACCGGATCCTGGGTGCCGAGGGCGGCATCAACAAGGATGGCAGTTTCAGGAGAAGCCCCAAGGGAGCGTGGGGACCGGCCCAACTCATGCCGGACACACTGGCGTATGCCGCTAAGTTGGCCGGTGTCACGCCGCAGCAGGCTGCGAGCGACAAGGACGCGAACATCGCGGCTGGAAAAGCCTACTACGATTCGCTGCGTCGCAAGTTCAACAACGACGCGATGGCGGCGGCGGCCTACAATGCCGGACCCGGCAACCCGCATCTTCGTCCCGGCGACCTAGGCTACGGCCGTGGTGTCTATGGCGCGATGGCGCGTGCGTCCGCGGCAGGAACACCGGCCCTGTGGTTCAATTTCCTTCCGGCCGAAACACAGAATTACGTGCACAAGGTCATCGGGTCCGGTGGGCCGGCTGCGCCCGGGAGGCAGGCCCAGCGCCCCGCTCGAGCGGCGAATAACGACGGCAACTGGGGCAATGATCCGGTTGTCGTGTTTGATGATGGCAGCAACTGGGGCAATGATCCGGTTGCGCCGGAAGTCCCGAAATCTACTTGGCAGACGTTGAAGGACTACGGCTCGTCCGCGGTTGCCGGTTATTATGGCGCCAAGGCCGCGATCGCACGTACGGCCGGTTCGGCGATTTCGATCCTTGGGCCGGGCGCGGTACAGAGCACTATCTCGCAGGCGGAGGCGGCGGGTTACAAGGCGCCGAACCTCACGCCGCAGCAGATCCAGCAGGGCGCAAATCAGGTCCGCGACAAGTTCTACAGGAGGGGAGCGGTGGCGGCGGCTGCCGAGCAGGCCGCGATGCCGGAGAACCCGACGCTTGGAGAGCGCGTGGTTCATGGTGCAGTGAGCATGGTTCCGGCGTTTGGAGCCGCAGCGATAAACCCGATTGCGGGTGCTGCCATCTTCGGCCAGCAGGGGTACGACGAGGCTTACGAGGCTGTGTATGCGGCGTCCAAGAAGCGCGGCATGTCCGATGCCGCCGCCAGCGCCGTGGCGCAGAATGCCGGTCTTGAAAATGCGGCGATCAGTGCCGGGGCGAGTTTCATTCCCGGCGAGAAGACTTTTGCCGGCATATGGGGCAGCGTCGCTAAAAAGTACGGCATCAACGTCACCAGCAGGATTGCCACGGCTGTGGGCCGGGCCGCTGGCCGCATGACTGGAAATGCCGGTGTCGTAGGCGCGATGGGCGTAGGCTCGAACGTGGTGGAGAGCTCCAACGGCGTACCGAACACGCCGTTCTACAAGGGTGTCGGGGAAAACATGCTCGAGGGTGCACTGGCGGGAGAGCTGGTGCATGGCGCTACTCGTACGCCAGGGGCTTTCGTGCGCGGTGCTCGCGCTGGTGTCGAAGCGATCCGCGCCCGCGGAGGGGGCGGTGAAGCGGCGGGCGAGAGCGGGGGCGCCAATGGTCCGTACACCGGGCCGATGCCGGGGACCGGAGCGGCGCAGGATTACGCCGGCGAGACATGGGGACACAACGACCCGATCTACCATGCAGCCGACGAGGCTGGGTTCGCGGTCGACGATTCGGGCAATTCGATGCGTTTCGGATCGGTGCGGGAAGCTGCGTCCTACCTTGTCAAGAACAAGCTAGCCGGCCAGTTCGAGCCGGCGCTTCATCCCGACGGCTCGGTTGGTATCCGGTTGCATAAAGCCGAGGCTGCGCGCAGCGACACGCCGCCCTTGCTGCTTCCCGATGGGACCAGGGGCGCAAGCGAGGAAG